TTGTAGAGTCAGTGCCCAAGAAAACCTATCAAGGTAGGGGTAAACATACTAAGTATGCCTCTACTAGTGCTAACAAAGCAAAGAAAAGGTATAGAGGACAAGGCAAATAGTACAAGGGACCTAGAGGGTCCCTTTTTTAATGATAAATAACTTATATTTACCGTTGTTTCATGCCAGTAGAAAGGATTAGTAGGGGGTTTAAGGACATTAGCATGTCTTTTAAAGTTAACCCCATCAATTCGGATTTAATTGCTACTAAAAATGAGACTGCAATTGCCCGTTCCGTAAGGAATCTAGTGATTACTAGACCTGGTGAAAGATTTTTTAATCCGAATCTAGGTTCTAGGGTCTATGAATTACTATTTGATAACTTGGACCAGACTACTGCCTCTGATATTGAGGATGAAATTCGCGATACCATTGATAATTATGAACCTAGAGTCGACTTAATTGCAGTAGATGCTGTTCCTGACTTTGACGGCAATGCTTTTGACGTAGTTATTAAATATAATATAATAGGAATTGATGCTCTTCCTCAACAACTAGCATTTGCACTCCAGTCAACTAGATAAATGGCACTAGTAAATTTTACAGATCTAGATTTTGATCAAATAAAGACTTCTCTTAAAGATTATTTAAGAGCAAATTCTAATTTTACAGATTATGACTTCGAAGGATCTAACCTTTCTAACATAATTGATGTATTAGCATACAATACTTACATCAATTCTTACAATGCTAACATGGTTAGTAATGAAGTATTCATTGATAGTGCTACTTTAAGGGAAAATGTAGTATCTTTAGCAAGAAATATTGGATATACACCCAGATCTACCACTGCAGCAAGAGCAATAATTTCATTTTTTGTAGATACTAGCGGATTTACAACAAAACCAATCACCTTAACCATTAAAAAGGGTATTATTGCCACCTCCTCCTCTACATTAGGGTCAGAAAGTTATGCTTTTGCCATCCCTAGTGATGTTACAGCACCTGTTGTAGACGGAATTGCTACTTTTGGTAATGTTGAGATATATGAAGGGTCATTTTTAACCTCAAACTTCACTGTTTCTTCACAAAACCCTGCTCCACCTACAAAATACATCTTACAAAACCCAAATATTGATACTTCTACCTTAGAAGTGCAAGTTAGGGACACTCAATCAAGTACATCTTCCAAAAAATTTGTATTTTCTGATACTTTAATAGAAGTTACCTCCTCTTCTAGGGTATATTTCCTTCAAGAAATTGAAGATCAGAGATATGAGATGATTTTTGGTGATGGAGTGTTTGGAGAAGCACTAGAATCACTTAATTTTATTGAAGTTTCTTATATTACTACTAGCGGAGCTGTTGGAAACAATATTTCATCATTTACTTTTAATGGAAGAATAGTAGATAATAACAATAACCTGGTAAGTAAGGGAATTTCAATAATTACTACTGTAAATGGATCTACAGGAGGTAAAGAAATTGAATCTGTAGACTCAATTAAGCGTTATGCTCCAAAAATTTACTCTGCTTACAATAGAGCCGTTACATCAGGTGATTATGAGGCATTAATTCCTAAAATTTACCCAGAAACTGAATCTGTTTCTGTTTTTGGAGGTGAAGATTTGAATCCACCTCAATACGGAAAGGTTTTTGTCACTATAAAACCATTTTATGGTCCTTATGTGCCTGATTCTATCAAAAATAACCTTAATAATAAACTAAGGAAATATTCAGTTGCTGGAATTGTTACTCAAATACTAGATTTGAAATATTTGTATGTAGAAACTCATATTAATGCTTATTATAACCCTAGTTTCGCTCCTAGTTCAGATGCTGTTAAAACAGTAATATCAAATAATATTAATAAGTATGCAGATTCTTCTGAAATGAATATGTATGGTGCTAAATTTAAATATAGTAAATTCCAGGGAGTAGTAGATAATAGTGATAATTCAATAACTTCTAATATTACTAAAATAGAAATACGTAGAAATATGAAACCTGCGTTAAATCAAACTGCAGAATATGAACTTTGCTTTGGTAATCCATTTTATATAAAGAATAATAATGGTTATAATATAAAATCATCAGGTTTTACTATATCAGGAGTTAATGAAACTCTTTATTTGTCAGATAGACCTAATGATAATAGAAAAACTGGTACATTATTCTTATTTAAATTAACATCTAGAAATAATCCTACAATTGTCAGTACTGGAGTGGGTACTATTGATTATGAAAGAGCTGAAATTCTAATAAATCCTATCAATATTAATGGAACATCTAAAAATGTTCAAGATATACCCATTATAGAAGTTTCTGCTTGCCCCAGATCTAATGATGTTATTGGATTGCAAGATCTTTATTTACAATTGGATATTAATAACAGCACCATAGATATGATTGCTGATTCAGTTACTTCTGGTGAGAATTCTGCAGGAACTCTTTATACAGCAACTTCCAGTTACATGGTTGGTGATATAGCTAGATTGACTGAGGATGAGTCTGCAAATACATCCCTCACCTCCTCAGATACATACACTTTAGGATCTCCTACTACAGTTCTTTATTAACAACTCTCCTAGCAGGAAATTAACACCATTATAAAATAATGCCCGAAAATACACGAGTCAAAATTAGTTCAGTCGTTAAAAATCAACTTCCTGATTTTGTAAGGGGGGATTTTCCTCTTGCTGGTGATTTTTTAGCACAATATTATACTGCTATAGAAAATCAAGGATCTACTCTTGATATTTTACAAAATATTGACAAATATGTAAAAATTGATGAATTGGTAGGTCTTATAGATTCTACATCTCTTTCTAGTAACGTAGGTATTGCTGATAACTCAATTCCTGTAGAATCTACTACAGGATTTCCTGAATCTTATGGGTTGATTGAAATTGATAGTGAAATTATTACTTATACTGGTATTACTACAAATTCCTTTACTGGGTGTGCTAGAGGATTTAGTGGTATCACGTCTTATAGAAGTCCTACTAAGCCTGATGAGCTTATTTTCTCTCAATCTGCAATTGATACTCATTCTTCAGGAACAGTAGTTAATAATTTAAGTATTCGTTTTTTGCAAGAATTTTTTAAAAAGGTTAAATCTCAAATAACTCCAGGTTTTGAAGAAAGACAATTATCAACTGATATTGACCAAAGATTATTTGTTAAACAGTCAAAAGATTTTTATTCTTCTAAAGGTACAGATCAATCTTTTGAAATTTTATTCCGTGCTTTATATGGAAAGGATGTAGAAGTAATTAAACCAAGAGATTATCTCTTTATACCTTCAAATTCTGATTATAGAGTTTCTAAGCAATTAGTAGTAGAATCTATTGATGGAGATCCATCAGATCTTATCAATAGAAATTTATTTCAAGATAATATCTATGGATTCCCTAAAGCTACTGGAGCTATTAGTAACGTAGAGAAATTTATACGAGGTGAAAAAACATATTATAGATTAAATTTAGATTTTAGTCAAAATCTAGATAGACTAACTGGTGAATTTTCTATTCACCCTATTACTAAGAATGTAGATTCTATTTCTATAGGATCTACAGTTATAAATGTAGATTCTACAGTTGGTTTTGGAACAACAGGAATTTTAATAGATGAATCTACAAATAATAGTATAACTTATACTTCTAAATCTTTAAATCAATTTTACGGATGTTCTGGAATATCTAATAGTATTTTACCATCTCAAGATTTAAGATTAGACACTTATGCTTATGGATATTCTGGAGTAGGAACAGCTAATGTAGTAAAAGTTAGAGTAACAGGTGTTTTATCAAATTTAAATTTAGAATTTGATGGTAGTTATTATAATGAAGAAGGAAATACTATTGAACCAAAAGGTTTAGGTTCTATTTCTAAAAGTAAAGTAACTGATAATTTATTTACTAATATTTCTGTCACTTATAATGTAGAATCTATTGAATTGATTGATAATGCAAACTTTACATATAAATTAAACCTTCTAGATAGTCATAATTTTAATGTAGGTGATAGTGCTTTAATTAATTCACTTTCTTGTGAGATTATCTCTTTGGTTAGTTCTAAAGAAATTTTAATCAGAGGATCTGGTGAATTAAATCCTAATACATCTTACAGAATCCAAAGATTATTATCTAAAGCTAATTTATCTAATTATCCTAATACTAGTATTTACACTACTAATATACAAAATTCTTATTTAGATGGAAATGATGTATATATTACTTCTCCTTCTCTTCCAAGCTATTTTAATGATGCATTAGATATTAGAGAAACTGATATTACATTTTCAGGGTCTTTTGAAGAGAGTACTGAGATAACCATATCTAATCATGGATTATTGACAGGAGAAAGAGTAATTTACGTAGCTGGAGAAGGTGATAATAAATTAGATATTCCAGAATCTGAATATTTTATCAAGAAAGTAGATATTGACACTATTAAGCTTTCTAAGAGTAGTGCTAATATCTTTAACGACATATATGTTTCTTTTAGTGGAACTGTAACTAATAATAAATTTGAACTTTCTAATTTTACTCAAAAATCAATACAATCCCAAAAATTAATAAGAAAAATTCAAGATCCTATTTCATCTCTTTCTAATCAATCTACTACTCCAGGAAAAACTGGAATTTTAGTAAATGGAGTTGAGATACTTAATTATAAGTCTAATGATGTAGTCCATTATGGACCCATTGAAAAAATTTCAGTTACAAATGGAGGAGATAATTATGATGTTATAAATCCTCCTATTTTATCAACTACAGATCCAACTGGTGTGGGTTTATCTGCTTATTGTGAAGTTCAAGGTTCTGTAGAAAGAATAGATGTTGTTGATGAAGGATTTGATTATCTTGCCGCTCCTACTATAAAAATAACTGGCGGAAATGGTACTGGGTGTATTGCATATGCTAATTTAATTTTAAAAGAACATTCTTTAACATTTAATTCTACCGAAACTGGTGGATATGTTAATCTTACTAATAATACTATAGGATTTTCAACTTATCATAAGTTTAGAGATGGTGAGATAGTAACTTATATTACAGACACTCAAACAGCAATAGCTGGATTATCTACCAATTCTCAATATTTTTGTGCCACTAAAGATGCATCTACTGTTTCATTACATGTTAATTATTCTGATGCTATTGCAGGAGTTTCTAGTATTGGACTTACTGGTTATGGAGTAGGTATTCAGGAATTAAAATGTGCTAATAAAAAGAGGGTAATTAGTTCTATAAGTATTGGAAGTTCTGGTTCTGGTTATACTAATAGATTAACTTCTACGACTTCTTCAGGTATTAATACTTCTAATAATACTATTAATATATCTAATCATGGATATAAAACTGGAGAATTAATAAGATATGATAATAGTACAACTTCTATCATTGGATTAACAACATTAACTAATTATTACGTAACCGCAGTAGATGGAGGTTCCTTTAAGTTATCTGCTGTTGGAGTAGGATCTACTGCATCTAATTTCTATATTAGAAATAAGGAATATGTTAATTTACTTTCTGGTGGAGCAGGAGTTAACGAATTTAACTATCCTCCAATAGAAGTGACATTAACTGGTTATATAGGAGTATCTACACTTTCTGGGCAGAATTTTAATGCATCTTTAAGACCAGTAGTAAGAGGTTCTATTAAATCAGTGTATATTGTCGATGGTGGAGGGGGATATGGATCTGCAGATATAATCAATTATAATAAACAGCCTCTTTTCACAGCAAAAAAAGGTAAAGAAGCTCAGTTAATGCCTATAATAAGTGTTGATGGTAAATTAAAAGAAGTTATAGTATTGAATGCAGGATATGAATATAATTCTCCTCCAGATTTAAAGGTAATAGGAACTGGACAAGGAAGTAATATTATTCCCATTTTAAAAGATGGATCTATAGATTCTGTTAAAGTAATTAATAGTGGTATTGGATATACTTCTACAAAAGCTTCTGTAAAAGTAACATCTAATGGTGATGGAGTTAGTTTCTATTCTAACCCTAAAACTTGGACTATTAACAGTGTAGAAAGATTAATTCAAAATGATCAAATTACTACCGATGATGGAATTGTAAGTGTTGGATTAAATGAAGATTATGGTCTTGAATATTCTCATTTATATGCTCCTAGAAAGTTAAGACAAACTGTTTATGTTAAAAAATCAGTAGGAGATAGGGAAGTATTTATTCCAGATTTATCTCTTGAAAATGACATTGAAGAAGATTCTATTATACATTCTCCAATAATTGGATGGGCTTATGATGGATCTCCAATTTATGGTCCATATGCATATGAGACCAATTCAGGTGGACCTATTAAAATTATTCAACCTGGATATTCTGTTGCTATATCAACTTATAGACCCGATCCTCGTACATCTAGTGGGGAACAGGTATATTCTAACGGATTCTTTGTTGAAGATTATACTTATAAAGAAGATAAAGATTTAGATGAGCATAATGGAAGATTCTGCAAAACTCCAGAATATCCTAATGGAGTTTATGCTTATTTTGCTACTATTAATTCTGGAGATAGGGATTCTACAGGAGCATTTAAAAATTATAGAAAACCTACATTTCCTTATTTTATAGGTAATTCTTTTAAACATAAACCCATAGAATATAATTTTGATTATAAATCTAATCAAGATTTAGTTAATTTTAATAATACAAATTTAGTTAGAAATACTACTCCTTATAATTTCCTTCTTAATAATAGCTCTTATGATTTCCTAGTAAATCCTAGTAATATTCATAAGCAAAAAACTTATATTACATCTATAACTGCAGATGGAATAAGTGAAATTGGAATTTCTACAGGAGGATCTGGGTATAAAATTAATGATGAAATAGTATTAGAGGATATTGGTTCTAGTGGTTATGGAGCTAAAGCTTTAGTTAATAAAATTAGTGGTAAAACTATAAATCAAGTTAGCGTTGCTTATACTGAGCATTCTAATGTTGAATTTTTATTGAGAGGTAGTAGTGGTCAATTTGTAGGATATACTACAAATCCTCATGGTTTTTATCAAGATGATTCTGTATATATTGCGGGATTGAGTACTAGCGGAATACGTAATAATTCTGCAATACAAATAGGAATAACAACAAATACATTTAAATTATTTAATGCTGTAAATGTTTCTTCTACTACTGGTATTATAACTTATTTTAATTTTGATAGAGTCTCTACTATAAAGGAAAATGATATATTAGGAATAGGAACTGAAAAAGTACAAGTATTAAACGTTGATCCTGAGTTATCTAGGGTTAGAGTATTAAGAAAGTATGATTCAACTATAGGTGGAGCTCATACTGCCAATAGTCTTGTCTCTCAAAATCCTAGAAATTTCTATTTTACTTCCAAATCAAAAATAGAAAATTCTAATATAAGACTTAATAAAGAATTATATTTCAATCCTGCAGAATCTATAGGTTTAGGAACTATTTCTGGAGTTGGGATTGGATCAACTGTTGTTTTTTCTAATCCAGGAACAGGAATAAGTGAGATATTCATTCCTACTAAATCTATGTATTTTAAAAATCATGGATTACAAACTGGAGATGCTTTAACTTATACTACAAATGTAGGATCAGCAGTTTCAGTATCTACTGATGGAATTGATGGATTTGCTCTTACTCAAGGTCAAACAGTATATGCTGCAAAATTAACAAATGATTTAATTGGAATTGCTACAGCTAGAGTTGGATTGGGATCTACAGGATCTTTTGTGGGAATTAATAGTACTACCTCAACATCTACTCTTTATTTTATAGGTGTAGGAACTGGAGTATATCATAGTCTTAAGACTAATTTTAATAATACATTAATTGCTTCGATTGTAAGTAGGTCATTAATAACAGTATCTACTGCGTCTACTCATGGACTTAAAGCTGATGATGATATTTCTTTAGATATTAAACCAGGAATAACTACTACAGTAAAAGTAGCATATAATGATTATAATAGAAGATTAGTAATTGATCAAAGGACTTTTGCATCTGGAGATGTGAGTATTGGTGATAATACTATTACTATTGCAAGACATGGATATAATAATGGTCAAAAGGTTATTCATACTGCTGCTAGTTCTTCTGGTGGATTAGTGGATAATGGAATTTATTATGTGAATGTAGTAGACAATAATACTGTTAAATTATCCAATTCTTTCTATGGTTCTATACATTTAGAACCTAAGGTAATTAATATTACTAGTGCTTCCTCTGGTACTATTTCTCCAATAAACCCTCCTATAAAACTAGAGAAAAATTTAAAAGTATATTTTGACCTTTCAGATTCTTCTTTAGCATTTATTGATGGTGGAGTTTCGTATAGTGCATTTGATTTTAATCTTTATAAAGATTCTAATCTTAATAATTCTTTCGTTACTTCAGGAGAAACAGATGATTTTAATGTAGTTAGATCTGGAAGAATTGGTATAGATGCAAATGCTAATTTAACAGTTAAGAATGTTAAAGAAATTAATAGAACATTATATTACAATTTAACTCCAATAAATGAGACATTAAATTTATCAGTTAAGATGGAAATTCTTAGAGATAATGACAATATTAAAAATTCTAATTCTGCAGATTTTATTCTCAATCCTCTTTCAGGTACTCATAGAATAGTTGGAGTTGGATCTACTACATTTTCTTTTGTATTTCCCATTACTCCTCAAAAATTAGAATATACATCATCTGATGGAGTATTTTCTTATATTACAAATTCTAATAATACTGAAGGACCTATATCAAATATTTTGGTTGATAATAGAGGATTTCAATATAAAACTTTACCAGGAATCAGCACTATAATAACCGCTAAAGGAAAGGGTGCAATATTAGAAACTAAAGGTCCTTCTATAGGTAGAATAAGTAAAACAGAAATTCAGGATATTGGATTTGATTATCCAGTAGATAATACTGTTAGACCTGAATCTAATATTCCTCAATTAATAAAATTAAATTTATTTTCTTCTCTTGACACTATAGGAATTACTTCTGTTGGTAAAAATTACCTAGAATCTCCTGGTTTAATCCTTCTTGATGGATTGACTAAAAAGGTAGTGAGTGATGTAAATTTAGATTATGAAATAGGTGACACTCAAGTTAGTATAATGAGAAATACTAAAACTTTAAATAATGTTACTCCTATTATAATTCCAACTAGTAATTCTAATGGAATTAGTATTAATAATATTGATTATAATGATGGAACAAAGGATGTAACTTTAACTATAGGAGCTAGTTTTAGTGATGCTGCAGATTATCCATTTGAAGTGGGTAAGAAGGTAATGATAGAAGGAGTTAACGTAGGTGTTGGAAGTACTGGAAAAGGTTATAATAGCTCAAACTATGAATATAGTTTATTTGAAATTATAGCAACAGATCCTAATATTGGAGGAACTCTTGGAACGGTAAGATATAATTTATCTAATTTTATTGCTGATGGAGAAATTCCTGGCACATTCCAATCATCTCTTTCATATCCCAAAGTTACTGCACAAGAAGATTTCCCAATTTTTGATATTTCTTTAAAAATTGACGAATTTGAAAAAGGTGAGACTGCAGTAGCGGGATCTAAGAGAGGAATTATAGAATCTTGGAATAATTCTTATGGATATTTAAGAGTATCTTCTATTCAAGATTTTGAAGTAGGAGATTCTTTTATAGGAGAATCTTCGGGAACTAGAGGAACTATAACTGAAGTTGTGGGTGATAATTCTTTATATGATGTAGGATCTTCTTCTTTGGTTGATGAGGGATTCCAAAATGAAAGTGGATTTTTAAATAATAGCTTACAGAGAATATTTGATAGTGATTATTATCAGTATTTTTCATATTCATTAAAATCAGAAGTTCAATATAAAAAATGGAAGGAAGCAGTATCTACTTTAAATCATACTTCAGGGTTTAAAAAATTTAGCGATTTAATTATTAGAAATGAGCAAAATGTAGGATTTAATACAATTCAAGATGAAACTACATTTGAAATTATATCAGATTTAATTTCTGTGATGGATTTAAATACAGTATTTGATTTTGATTTAGTAAGGGAAAAAACTTTAGAAATAGGTTCATCAATAATTTCTGATGAAATAGTTTTTGATTCTAAGATTCTTCAGGACTATAGTGAGTCTATAGGTAATAGAGTTTTAACAGTTGATGATATTAGTGGTGATTTTAATGATAATGCTAGAACAGATCCTTTCATGGCTGTTGATACATTTACTTTAGCAAATGTAAGATATAAAAAGTATATTACTTTTATTCGTGATAAGAGATATACTAAAGAGAGGCAATTATTATTAGTTTCTTCAATTCATGATGATATTGGTAACATTTATCTAAACCAATATGGTAGAGTTGAAACCCCTACTGATGCTGGAGAGTATGGTAATGATTTAGGTTCATTTGATATGGATATTAAAGGTGATGATGGAAGACTATTATTCTATCCTAAGAAATATGCATATAATAATTATGATGTTTCAAATGTAGCATTTAATATCTCTGATAGTGTAACTGGAGTTGGATCTACTGGATTAGGTGGAATTGTTAATGTTGTAAGTAGTACAACTACTATTCCATTAGGAATCAGTACACAGCATAATATTGTGTCTTTTGCTACCACTTATAGAGCATCTAAGGTTCTAGTTTCTTATGCTGCTAGTGATGCATCCTATTTTGAGCATGATGAAATAACATTAATCCATGATGGAAGTGAGGTTGATTTAGTTGAATATGGACAATTAAATACTGACAATTTAGGAAGTGCATCTGGTACTCCAGGATTGGGTACTTATAGTGCTTATATTGCTGCATCTAGAGTGCATTTAGATCTTCATCCTAGTGTAAGTACTGCTAGCACTTATGTTGCAAATACTCTTCATGTTGACCTTGGAAATGCTTCATCTGCTGGTATTGGTACTACTTCATTAAATACATCTCAATTAGATTCTTGGAAGACTTCAATATCTTCTAGTGGATCTCCATCTGCTAATACTATAGCAAAATATGAAAGTGAAACTTATAATGGTGCTTATTATATTGTATGTGTAGAAGATACTACTAATAGTCAATATCAAGTATCAGAAGTAATGGTTATAGATGATGGTACTACTTGTTATATTACTGAGTGGGCTATTAACCAAACTGGTTCCAATTTAGGAGATTTTGATGCTTCTATATCTGGCGACTATACTAATCTAACATTTACTCCTTTAGCTAGTGCTAATGTGCAAGTAAGAGTATTCCAAAGTGCTTTAAGACTGGTAAATGAGAATAGTACTTATAAAGAAATAGATCTTACTAATGCTACCATTGATACTGGGTATGGTGCTTATACTGCTACTGAGACTGATGTTAAGAGAGCATTTGAACTTAAGCATAGACAACTACCAATCTTTAAGAGAGACTTTGTAGGAAGTGCTTCTACTACAGTAAGCTTAGCTGAAGATACTGTAAGAATACCTGATCATTATTTTGTTACTGGAGAACAATTATCTTACAGATATACTGGATCAGGAACTACTTCATCTATTGGTATTACCACTCAAACTATTACAGGGTATGGTAGTACTGATAAACTACCTTCTACAGTTTATGCTGTTAAGGTTGACGATTCTACTCTTAGACTTGCTACTTCTGCTGAAAATGCATTAAAGACTACTCCTACTTATTTGGATATTACTGCCGTTGGTGTTGGTACTTCTCATTCATTTACTTCTACTAAACAGAATTCAAGAGTTGTATTGAGCATTGATAATGTAATTCAGTCTCCTATAGTTTCTACTGCTATAACAACTATTATTACTGCTGATGTATCATCCACTACTGATAAGATAAAACTTTCTGGTATTACTTCAATTACTGGTGGAGATTTGTTGAAGATTGGTAGTGAGATCATGAAGGTAGACTCTGTTGGATTGGGTGCTACTAACGTTTTACTTGTTACTAGACCTTGGATGGGAACTGAAGTTGATAGTTATACTAATGGAACTTTAATTACTAAAGTAGATGGAAATTATAATATTGTAGATAGTACTGTTAACTTCTTTACTGCTCCTGTTGGATTAACTCCTCTTTCAACTACTACTAATGAACCTAATGAAAGGGATTGGGTTGGTATTGCTACTCATTCATCCTTT